ATGATGAACTTAATGAAAACGAGGAGGAAGCTCTCCAAGACTTATATGACGAGTGTGCTGGATGGATGGGCTACTATGAGGAGAGTTAAATGAATAAGTTAGATAAATTAGAAGCCGCTTGTGATGCCGCTTATAAGGCCCTTCTTGATGCGGAAGATGCCTTTGACGAGGCTCACGCTGAGGTTCACTGCACTGATTTTGCTGCCCATTATGCTTCTGCTTCTGATGCAAAGCGCGATGAGGCTGTTGCACATGACAAGTATGAAGCCGCAGCCCTAAATTGGGCGGCTGCTAGACGTGCTTATAACGCTGAACTAGAGTCTGAAACAGCTGCGGGAAAGGCTTATATTGAGGAGTTACCATATGAAGATAAGGACAAATATTTGCCTCTTAAGCCCTTCCTTAAGTTTGTACCTTACAATGAATAAGGAGTGGAAGAAGTGTGTTAGCTGCGGCGGCCCCACTAAGGGTGCCTTTTGTGGATTCTGTTTGGAGGAGGAATAACTTGTCTGATTATCACCGTGATACGAATAGTATGCTGATTGTCTTAATCGACAAACTAGAGGAGGAAATTGACGTACTCAATTTTGAGGTGGAAGCGCTTAAAGCTCAGATGGAGGTGGTCCTTGGAGACCACACCATGCAACACGCTATGGCAGTTCACAAGATGAAGTGGGCGATGATGCTTACAAGCAGAGAGGGAACGGCATAATGAAATCCAATGGGAACACGTTAACTATGGGCCTTCAGAGTTCTTTAAAGCCAACTACGGCTCAAGTTGAAGAACAAACGAGGTTACGGATAAGGTTATCTGTTGCTGCTTACGCCTACGAGTATGAGAATGACAGTGTTATGTCTGACTCTGAGTTTGATAGGCTATGTACACTAGTAGATGTCTCGATATCTACTGGTAACAGGAAACTTGACAACTATTTCAAAAAGAGGTTTGACCCTGCCACTGGTAACTGGGTCAGATTTCACCCCGACAAGCAAGGTCTAGTTGACCTTTATCTTAGGTATTACAAGGAGACAAACAAATGATTTCAGGATGGTTTGAATCAGAGTATGGTGTAGACTTCGTCGCGGTATACGAAGCTAGGAACCAAGTAGACTTAGTATCAATACTAATTGAAGACTATGGTATGGATATCGTTGGTGTTGACCTTGAGTTAGAGGGTGAATACACAAACGGTACCGAAATTAGTAACGTATCTATCATGGCCGCACTACTTAACGGAAGCCACTTGTGGGATAACCCAAGTCTTTTAGCATCAAAAGAAGGAGATAAAACATGACTGTAACAGTATCAATGGTTACAATCATAGAAAAGAGATTCAACACTCTTCACTCTATGATTAAGTACTCCGACAACCCTATGTCAGAAGAACATAAAGTTATGCTTGACGTACTAGAAGAAGAACTTTGCTCTACTGCTGAAGAAGGCGGTACTACAGAAATGCTCACAGCCTTTGAACAGGGCTTTGAACAAGGAGAAATCTCTGGCTACCAGATGGGTTACAACAGGGGTGACGTTGATGGCTATGAAGAAGGCGTCAAGGATGGGACTAAAGAAGCTTTGGAGGGATAAGAAATGTACACAGTAGAGTTTGTTGATGAGGCAACCGAAATAAGAACACTAGACCAAGGTGGCGAGCATGAAGATGTTGAAGTAATCATGGACGCAGAGTCTGTGTTCGTTCGACAGTGGAACGAAGATATGGGTTATTTCGACCTAATTGAAATGTCCGACCAACAACTTAAAGATATAATAGCCGCACTAGGCTCAACAGCAGGAGCATACTATGCAAGGTAGCCTATACCAGAGACTAGCCAAAGACTTTCTAGAAGAAGGAACAACACAGGAAACTCTCTTTACTGGTCTTGCAGCTGAAGCAGGTGAGGTAATGTCTGAGCGAGTCTCAGAGACACGGAGAGGCACAGACAGGACAGTTGAGATAGTAGACGAGCTATCTGATGTCCTGTGGTATGTAACTACTGTTGCTCACTCTAGGGGCTACTCTCTTGAGTACTTGATGAAGCACAGTATAAACAAACTAGAGGCGAGGGAACTTAATGGCAAATGAAACTTGGGATGGAATGTACATGGCTATAGCCTATGCAGCTTCATATAACTCTAAAGCGACTAGGCTTAAAGTTGGCGCTATCGCTGTAAACAACGGAAATGTAATAGGAGTAGGTATAAATGGAACACCAACAGGTTGGCACACTAACGAAGATATCGACCCAACTACGGGAAGCACAGGAGACTGTGTCCTCCACGCTGAAGAGAACCTCGTCTCTAAACTTGCGAAGTCAGGCAGTAGTAGCGATGGAGCTACTCTTTTCTGCACTACTGCTCCTTGTATTAAGTGCAGTCGTCTTATCGTACAGTCTGGGTTCAGCCGTGTGGTCTATGGTGAAGACTATAAGGACGAGAGGGGGCTAGAACTATGTAGAATATTGGGCCTAGAGGTCTATAGATATAAGGGATAAAAATACTTGACCCTTATGACCGACCGCCCCTCTCTGGGGCTAAATTAAAGGAATATTATTATGACTATGGCTATTATAGATGGTGATGTTCTCCTGTATATGAGTATGTGGGGTTCGGATACACTAAAAGAAGCTAAGACTAAGTTCAATTCAATATTCAAGGAGGTTACTAACAGCCTGTTCACAGAAGACTACGTCATGGCTATGGGTGGCCCTGATAACTTTAGACTCGACCTTTACGCGGAGTATAAGCGTTCTTCTGGTCGTGTTAAGTCGAAATCCAATAAGCCAGATTGGTTTAATGATTTGAAGTCTTGGACTGTAGAAGCGTATGAAGGCTGTATTCTCACCGACAACTGTGAGGCGGATGATATGATTCGCATCTGGGCTATTGAAGCGGATGCAGCTGGTATACAGCGGTGTGTAGTAACAGTAGATAAGGATTTGGACTGTATTGCAGGCAATCACTACAACCCACGCACTAAGGTTATCTATCAGGTCTCAGAGGTGATGGCTGAATGCTTCTACTGGAAACAGTTGTTGATGGGTGACTCGGTAGATAACATTCCGGGTATCAAAGGTATCGGCACTAAGAAAGCTGATGGGATACTGGAAGGAGCCACAACTCAAGCTGCCTACAAGAAACGAGTCTTCTGCGCCTATGATGAGGCTTACGGAGACGAGGGCTTCAACCACATGCTACTTAACGGAAAATTATTACACATCTGGAGGCACATCGATGACCATTTCTCAATCGACAAAGAAGTATACGAAGAAGCTGTCAAAGGATGAGATAGGTCACTGGGAAACTAAGTCTATGTTCAACCCTAGTAAAAACTTTGGTTTCCTGTACTGCATAGAGAATACTGTTACAGGGCAATTCTACTGGGGCAAGAAGCAATTCTTTCACGGTGGTAAAAAGAAGTCTGCCACCTATGGCAAAGAGATGACATGGCGTACCTACACAGGTTCATCAGTTCACTTGAAGGCGGATATAACTTTACACGGACACGATAAGTTTAACTTTGAGATTGTAGATGTCTACAAAACTAAGGGTGGTCTTTACTATGCTGAAGCCTATGCTCAGATGGTCTCAGAGTCTATGACAGAAATGTTAAAGGATGGCAAAACACCTCGCTTCTACAACAGACAGATTGCCGCTATTAGGTTCGTACCTAAAGAGCCAGTAGCGGAGACTACACGCAAATACATTAAATTATTGAAAGGGAAGTACTGATGTTGAAACTAATATCTATCGGAATATACTACATGAGTGTTGCTGTATTGGTGCTAGGTGTTCTTGGCTCATTATCATTTATACAATTTCCACCAATATCGGCAATAATCTTGTACCTATTATTCGGAGAGATAGCGTCATTAGTAATGGCAGTTGTAATTAAAGACGAGGAATAGTATGGGAAGAATTGTAACCAAAAACCAACCTTGTGCGCACTGTGGCGGCTCAGACCCTTCTCAGACTTATGAGGATGGTTCTAAGTACTGCTTCAGCTGCAGCACATCAACTATGGCACCAAGGACAGGAGTAACACCTATGCAGAATCAAGATGATGGCTTCTACCCTGTTGAGCTTTGGGCCAGTGTAAAAGAGATAGCTAGAGATTACCCTGTTAGGGGTTTCAAAGAAAGAAACATTTTTAAGCAGGTATCAGAGCATTACAGTGTTAAGGTATCTTACGACATAGACGGAGCCATCGACAGCCACTACTACCCTTACTACAAGGATGATGTTCTGTCTGGCTATAAGATTAGGAACCTACCTAAGACCTTTAGCTCGGCTGGCACTGTACGTGGCGGGTTGTTCGGACAACAACTCTTCAACGGCGGTAAACGCTTAGTTATAACAGAGGGTGAACTTGATACGCTGGCTGTGGCTTCGGCATGGTACAAGCGTTATAAGCAGTTCTACCCTGTGGTATCTGTTCGTTCTGCTTCTTCACTAAAAGACTTGGTTGAAGAACGTGACTGGATTCGTAAATTCGATGAGGTTATTATCTGGTTTGACAATGATGATGCAGGTCGTGAGGCAACAAAAGAAGCTGCTCGTATTATCGGCTATGACAAGGTAAAGATTGCCAAGTCGGCTGAGAAGGATGCTTCTGACTTATGGATTAAAGACCCTGATAAGGTTCTTAAATGCGTGTATGATGCCACTGAGTACACACCTGCAGGTATACTTGATAAGGAAGAACTGTGGAACCAACTAGCAGAATACAATGAGCTAGAATCCATACCTTACCCAGAATCCATGTCCGGGCTTAATGAAAAGCTCAAGGGTATGCGCTTCGGCGAGATTACTCTCTGGACTTCAGGTACAGGCTCAGGCAAGTCTACACTACTACGCGAAATTGCTGTTCACTTACTCGATGCCACAGAAGATAAGATAGGTATCGTATCACTCGAAGAATCACCAGCAGAGACAGCACGTAAGATGTCAGGTATGGCACTGAATAGAAACCCAGCAGCAGAGGAGATTCCACTTGATGAACTTAAGGTTGGTTACGACAAAGTATTTGGAGAGGACAGAGTTCTTGTACTTGACCACCAAGGTAGCATTGCTGACGGTAGTATTATGGACTTCCTTGAGTATATGTGTCTTAGTGGGGCTAAGTATCTTTTCGTTGACCACATTACAATTCTGGCTTCAGAAGGCGCAGAAGGACTTACTGGAAATGAAGCTATCGATAAAATAATGAATGACCTGTTACGTCTTGTTAAGAAGCACAACGTGTGGATTGGCTTGATTAGTCACCTAAGAAAGACCGATAACAAGGGCAGGTCCTTTGAAGAAGGTAAGCTGCCATCTATGGATGATATCCGTGGCTCAGGCTCAATCAAACAAATAAGTATGGACATCATTGCGTTTGCTCGTAATGTTGGTAGTGGCGATGAACTTGAAAGAAACACGATTAAAACAAAAGTTCTCAAATGTCGTTATACTGGTCTTACAGGCCCGTCAGGAACACTGTCATATGACTTCTCAACTGGAAGACTCAATAAGGGGTCAAACTTCTACGAAGAAGACGAAAATAGCAAGAAGTCAGGACAATTCCAGAGGGTTTAAACATGAATGAACAAGAATGTGTTTTATTAAGCATTATCCTCAATATGGCTATGGAAGGGAGGGCTGATTTAACCAGCCTACACCCTGCCTTGGCTCAGTTTATTGAAGGGACAGTAGAAGAATATTATGAAGATGAAGAGGGAGGAGACCTCTTGTATAACTTCGCTATGGAAGTACTCAAACCTGCACACAAAAGGATGTATCACTAATGGACGCTAATTTAAAAAGGGCCGAGGCCCACTATAATAACTTTGTTAAGGTTGTTATAAAGACCGAAGAACATTTAGAAGTATACCTCAAGGCAACCACAAAGTTCACTGAAGAAGAAATGGATGCTATTCGGGACTACTTTGAAATTGACCATGAAGACTACTATGATGACTACAGCGCTGAAGACGACTGTGACTGCGATGGTGGTGAAGACTGCATCTGTGAAATTGAAGAAGTAATAACAGACGCACCTGCGCTAGACGACATGACTAAGCTAGAACTTGAAGCGCTGGCCATCCAAGAGTTTGGTGTAGACGTTGACCGCAGGTTAAACAAACTAAAAATAATTGAACAAATAAAAGAATTGTCAAAGGAATAAGAACTATGAACGCTTACGAATCCTTTATCCACTTGTCACGCTACTCCCGTTTTCTAGAGACCCTTGGTCGTCGTGAAACGTGGGACGAGACTGTAGGACGCTTAATAGGTTTCTGGAAATCAACCGTTAGTCACAATGTAATTACTGACGATGAATTCGAACAACTAAAGTCTGCTGTACTCAACCGTGAAGTAATGCCATCCATGAGAGCCTTATGGGCTGCTGGTGAGGCGCTAACCAAGAACCCCTTCCGGGGGTACAACTGTAGCTTTACCGCTGTGGACCACATCCGTGTGTTTGACGAGATTCTTTATATCTTGATGTCAGGCACGGGTGTTGGTTTCTCAGCCGAGGGCAAATACGTAGGCGGCTTGCCTATCATTAATGATTCTTTTAACCACTCAGAACGTACTATATCCATTGAGGACTCTGCTGAAGGTTGGGCCAAGGCTCTCCGTAAGTTGATTGCTGAATTGTATCTGGGTAACACACACAGCTGGGACTTCTCTAAGATTCGCCCTGAAGGCGCACGTCTCAAGACTATGGGTGGTCGCGCTTCAGGCCCGGCCCCTCTACAAGACCTAATGACTTTCTGCACAGTAACCTTTAAGAAGGCTGCTGGTCGTAAGTTAACATCACAAGAAGTACATGATATTGTATGTAAGATTGCTGAAGTAGTAGTCGTTGGTGGTGTACGCCGTTCAGCCCTAATCTCCTTGTCAGACCTTGGAGACCCTGAAGTGCGTGATTGTAAGTCTGGTACTTGGTGGGAAACCGCCGCTTACCGTGCCTTAGCTAACAACTCTGCTGCCTATGAGCAAAAGCCTTCTATGACAGTATTTATGGAAGAGTGGATTGCTCTTATGAAGTCAGGCTCTGGTGAGCGTGGTATCTTTAACCGTGCTGGCGCAAAAGCCTTAGCACCTGAACGCCGTAAATCTGAACTACTTGTTGGGACCAACCCCTGCGCTGAGATTCAGTTACGTTCCAATCAGCTATGTAATCTCTCAGAGGTTGTAGCTAGAGTGGACGACACTGAGGAAGACCTTAAGCGTAAAATTGGCCTTGCTACCATCTTAGGTACACTGCAGGCATCCCTTACTGAATTCAAGTATGTTCGTAAGATATGGCAAAAGAACTGTGAAGAAGAGCGCCTACTAGGTGTGTCCTTGACAGGTATCCAAGACTGTAAGATTCTCCGTAACCCTGACCCAGCAATGCTAGAAAGACTGCGTGACTATGCAGGTATCGTCAATATCGAATACTCCACGAAGCTCGGAATCAACTCCGCAGCTGCGATTACTACAATTAAGCCTAGCGGCACTGTCTCTCAGCTTGTTGACTCTAGCTCTGGTATTCATGGCCGCTTTAGCCCCTACTACATAAGGACTGTACGTCAGGCCAACAATGACCCACTAACAACGTTTATGAAAGATGCTGGTGTACCTAACGAACCAGACGCAATGAACCCTAACAAGACTACTATCTTCTCTTTCCCTATCAAGTCACCTGAAGGCGCGACTCTGGCTTCCGAGCAGACCGCAATCGAACAACTTGAGAACTGGATACTCTACCAGAAGCACTGGTCAGAACATTCTGTGAGTGTTACTGTCTATGTTAAGGAAGATGAGTGGATGACTGTTGGTGCATGGGTTTATGCAAACTTCGACTACATCACTGGTGTATCTTTCTTACCCTACTCTGAGCATACTTATGCCCAAGCACCGTATCAGCCTTGTACTAAGGTTGAGTTCTTAGCCGCTGTAGCCGCTATGCCAGACATCGATTTCACTGGCCTAGCTAACTATGAGTCTGAGGACAATACCGAGGGAAGCCAAACTCTAGCCTGTCAAGGTGGAGCTTGTGAAATCCTCTGAGGCAATATCATCACCTTGTGTGTTGAAATGTAAAATTCAGGATGACCATTGCTCAGGCTGTGGTCGTCTTGTAAGGGATGTTAGACTCTGGTCTACTTACTCTGAGAATAAACGAATTCAAATAATGAAGGAGATTAAATATGTCAAATAAAATTGCCAAGCTAATAGGATATGCAATAGGTATGACATTTCGGGCTGCACTATTCGTGGCCTGTGTCTACTGGTCTATTGAGCTAATCGAATACTTAAACGGAGGTTCACTATAATGCCTTATAT